CTGTAATTTCGGATACGCCCGTATGAAGGCATAAGGATTAACAAGTGGATATTACTTATTTTCAATCAGGTTACATAGATGACACATATTTTGTTTATACAGCCGATGCTCAGGCTGAATTATCTACCTCAAGTAATATCACTTGTGATCTAACAGCTAGACCAATAATACCAAATCATGAATATGGTATACAATTAGCAGAAGCCAATTTAACCAGTAGATTCTCAACACCTCGTCTTGTACTCGATGGTACTACTCGATATATTGATCCATTTATTATTAGTGGCGCAAATTATGGTGGTATTGGATTCGATAGTACTATTAAGAAATTTGGAGCCAGCCTACGCTTTGATGCCAGAAATAATGGTGGTAGTGTTGATTTTGGTCCAGTTTATGGCAATGGAAAATTTATTGCTTTAAGTAGTTCTGAATCTATTAGCAATGCAGGACCAAATACTAGATACACTTATTCAAGTACTGATGGTATAACTTGGACTACAACTACAAATAACCTTCCAGAAGGTTGGAGTACTAATGGTGGAACATGGATCAAATATCTTAATAATCAATTTATTATTAAAGGTAGTAATCTATCCAATAATTTTTCTCCTATATTTTACACCAGTACTGATGGTATAACTTGGTCCGCTATAACTCCTAATATTAATTCTGGATTTTATGATATCATTTATAATTCTGGATATTATTTTGCTGTAGGTACTCAAAGTGTTACAACTTCGATACATTATAGTACCAATTTATCTACTTGGACAACTACTTTTAGTGATTATGTTCCTAATGATCCAAGAGGATTAAATGCCATAGCAGGATATCCAATAACTTATACTGATCCAGTTTATGGATTTGATAGAAATGGATTTTTAACTGTAGCCGTTGGTTATGATAGTCAGCGTGGTCCTATGATAGATTTTGGTTGGGATCTTCCTCCAACCACTAGAGAAACTTGGAGACAAAGTTATGTTAATGTATCCGATGCATCATTAAGATCAAAGCAATTTTTAAGTGTTGCAACTGATGGTAACCAATGGGTATTTGTTGGCTCAGGCGGTATAATCTATACTGCAAGAACTGATGATTTAGAACAACGCAGATATGATTCTAATCATCAAGTTACTTTTTATTCTAGTTCTAGTGGTACTACAGAAGATATTATACAAGTTGTATATAACAACGGATTATTTGTAGCAAGAACCAGCGTTGATAGTAATCATCAAAGTAAAATTTTAATAAGTGCTAATGGTACCAATTGGTCTATTGCTGAACTTCCATTTACAACCCCAAGTACAACTACTCCATGGATTGATGGAACTAGGGCTCTTGATGGTAATCAATTCTATAGTGGTATAGCCTATGGTAATAGTACTTGGGTGGTTAATGATTATTATAATTTTAATAACTCAAGTTGGCGACGCATTGACTTTGATGGACAATTACCAAATCGTCAACCAAGTGTTTATTATGAACCAGGTCAATATTTAAATCTATGGCGTACACTTGATTTCTGGTTATACATAGAAAATAGTGATTATCAATATGTTGCTGGTGTATTATACCAACAAGATATTAATAGTGCCGCAGGTTTTAGTATTGAATTTACACATCAAAATAATAATAATACTGTAATAACCATTAATGAACAAGATAGTTCGGGTAATACTGCTGGTAATTATATTGCTGGCGGATTGCATAGCGGACAATGGAACCATATTCGTGTTGTACATAGTGATACTGCGGGTGCTATATTTTTTAATGGATCAAAGGTTGGAACTACATTTGCTCCACAAGGAACATTAGGATATAATAATAGTCCAATGTATATTGGTCGTTTCGCTACTGATGTCAAATATAGCCGCGGTGCATTTTATATTGATGAATTTTTATTAACTAGAGATTTATTAAGCCAACCAACTGATACAACATATACAGTTCCAACTACACCTTGGGGTAATGGACCTAATGTAACTGCGTTGTTACATTTTAATAATGATATCGATGATGATAACTTACCATGGAATGGAGGTTATCTAGCATCAACAAGTTCTATACGAGCAAGTCTAGGTAAATCACAATTTGGTCAAGCTAATTTAACTTCAACAAGTACATTATCAGCACAGGTAATTAGAACTAAACAATTTGCTGATTTAATGGTTGATAATTTCACTTTAACAGCAAATGCTACCAGAATAAGAAGAATTTCAGCACAATTAAATGTAACTTCAAGATTAACTGGAGTTGAACAAGTAACTGATTCTGTTGAAGCTAGATTAACTTCAACATCAAGTGTTCGTGCTGTACTTGGACATATTAGTCAAGCAACTGCTCAATTAAATTCAATTAGTCAATTGCAAGCGGCTGTATTGAAGATTCGTCGTACAAGTGCTCAATTGTCTAGTCAATCAACATTTACTGCTAGTGCTGAGCGTTATAGATTAGTAACAGGTAGTGGTAATTTAATCAGCCGCTCAACCTTACAATCTAATACTGTTAAGACAGCTGGATTTACTAGTAGATTGCACAGTACAAGTACATTCTTTGGCGGATTGAATAATGTTGCTACAACCAAGCAATTTGGTTCTAACATGAGTAGCCATTTCACAATTATAGCCGCAGGCGGTAAATCACGCATAGATACAAGTCTAGTTTGGTATATTGAATATGAAGATAGAGGATGGGTAATTTCGCCAGAAACACTATCAAATTATACAGTAACTCATTAAGATTAAAGGATAATAAAAATGACAGCATCAACAGGATTTCAAATTATCAATGAATTATTAACCATTGATAAAGACCCAGTAGCAGTACTAACTTATACATTTGATTGGAGCCAATGGTTGACCACAGGTGATACAATTGGCAATGCTGTTTATGAATTACAAGTTCGTGCCAACGATCCACAACCAATTATCAATGTTCAAAGTGGCATTGCAGGTGGTGGTACACAGACTTATATCAAATTATCAGGCGGCCAAAAAGAGCGTACCTATACAGTTACATGTACAGTTACTACAAGTAATGGCTTGATTGATCGCAGAAATTTTAGAGTTCGTGTAAAGAATCGTTCTGCGTAAGAGGTTAACGGACCGCGAGGGCAGGATGAATTAGTATGTTTTGTCCGTTTCCATACTAGGCATCAACGCATTGGCAGACGAGCATCTATCCCCTCATCCATTCCTTCAAAAGCCTTGTTTGTCAGGGTTTTTTAATATAAAATATAAATACATTGTAGAGAATACATTTAGGCAAACATGGCAAATACACAGGCAAATCATCTAACACATAAGGTTAGCTCGCCGGATCGCGAATAGAGCTGTGGAAAAATCCAGGGTGATAGCTGGAACACGCAACATATTGATGGAAGCCCACTGGCTGTAAGTTGATATAGTACGAATGTTAGCGTACGGAACACTGGCTATAAAACTTCAGACAACTAGGAACGCGGTCTGGGCACGAAAGTGAAGCGATGTAGGTTGGGCAAGATTAGCACCCATTAGCAACAGTAAAATACCTATTTCCAATGTCTCGGCTGTGACACCCTCACATAATGACAAAGACGGAACCTTAAACGGTTCCGTCTGACTGTAGTGTTGCCCTACATAATATTAAAACAATTAATAAAAAGAAAATAACTTGAGCGACAAGCGAAAGTTAGAGCGAAGCATTCGCTCTTTATAAGTACTCAATGATTAAGATAAAACAGAAAGATATACGAGTTCTTAGAGAACAATATTACAAAGAACAACATGGATTATGTGCTTTGTGTTTTGAACATATGGATCCTCTTGAGTCAGTATTGGATCATGACCACAAGACAGGATCATTAAGGGGTGTATTACACAGAGGTTGTAATGCCTATATAGGATCCATGGAGAATAATCTTGTTCGTAATAGAATTACCACGACAAGATTAAGTCTAATCTTGATTAATTTTATGAGTTACATATCCACTCATAAACCCATAAGACATCCCACGCATCTAACTCCAGAAGAGCGAATTGAAAGAAACAAAGTTCGAGCTAAGAAAAGAAAGAAACGATTAAAAGATCAAAGGGCTAGATAGTACTCAACATTTTTAAGCAGTCTAGCATCTGTAGGATTCAGTTCAAGGGCCTTTGCGCCGTAATCAATGGCTTGCTCTTTCATCTTGAGATTATATGCTGCCAATGCGGCTAGGTCATACAATTTCCATCCCCAAGGCTCTGGGCCAGAGGTAAACACATATTCTCTTTCTGTAATAGTAAGACCTTGTGTGGCGGCATAAAAGCATTCTTGCCATTGCTTTAGTTCAAAACAGGCCTGTGCTAGATCCATCCAAGTGTCACGAATATAACGGCTTTCATCTATAGCCATTCTAAAATGTTTAAGTGCTTTTGTATGATCCTTTAAAGCCATATAGCATTTGCCCATATGACGCAGAGCAAAACTGCGTTCATGATGCCAAGTAGCACCGGGTAAGGTCAAATAACGATCCCATTCTTTAATTGCCTGCGCCCAATCTTTGTGGTAATAAAATTCACGAGCCAAATACCAACTGTCTCGGCTATCATGCGGACGCTCTGTAACACTGGCTCTAAGCATGGGCAAATACTGTCCGCGGCTTTTGGTTTGATCAGGATGGTGTTCAATTAAGATCTCATTGCTAACTGCCCAAGTCTGTGTCATGCGTGGATCTATATCAATCATCTCATGACACAAATGATGCCAACTATAACCCTTACGACTGTGTACTTTAGTAGCATTGAATACATTACCCATACCATTGTTGAATCTGTATTGCATACGAGTCGTAGTAGGAGTCCAAGCATCTTCTATGATCTTGCGCCATCCTGGAACAAGTATTTCATCCATGTCCAAACTAATACAGATATCAATATCATCAGGAATCAAAGCCAATGCGGCATTGCGAGCGTGATCAAAGCGCCAAGGTTTGATGCTGATATCATAAACAGTTATTCCCAAGTATCTAGCTAGGCTTGCTGTATTGTCAGTGGATCCAGTATCAGCAATAACAACTAGATCAGCACCTTCACAGCTGGCACTGAATTTTTCTACAAATTTAGCCTCATTAAGTGCGATGGCATACACACATATTCGTTTAGTCATACTATATTTATTGATCACTTAAATACACTATATGATAGATGAAATTTTAATGCAGGATGCTGAATATTGGTTACTACATCCAGAAATACATTGGCAAGTAACTGCCAGACAATTTGAATTTATTGGTAATGTTTTACGCTACTGGCGAGAGAATAAAAAGCTCAGTCAAAAACAACGCCGTTATGTTCAATACATTTTGAAGCGATACAGCCAATTGCCTTGATATCAGGGCTTTTTTGTTATATAGTATAAATACAACATAAGATTAAAGGAGGCAAGCAATGCCAAAACAACCAGGACACAGAAATACAGGCCTACATGCCGCTGGAATTGAACGCCCACATGTTTGGAAATGTGGCCCGGATCCATACAAACATTCCATGTATAATCCATTTTTAAAAGTCCGAGCACAGGCAAGATACAGAGGTGAAGAATTTGAACTTGAGTTTGAAGACTTTTTTACCTTGTGGGATGGCTATTGGGATCAAAGAGGCCGAAGCGGAGATAACTTGGTAATGACACGCATTGACTGGGAAAAAGCCTGGACTAAAAAGAATATTACTTTAATTACCCGCACAGAACAATGTCAAAAACAAGGTATGTATAAAAGGGCTTTAGGTGGATATAAAAGACACAGAGGTATGGATATACAAAAAAGAACTAGGACAAAGAAAAATGGCTAAAACAATCAGGTATCAAAAGAAACAAGTTATGGAACCCCGTGAAGGAGTCAGTTATGCAACAACTTATCTGAAGCAAACACTGGAACAGCGTAAGGTCTTGTGCAGACATATTAAAGAAGTAATTACAGAAGTTGCTGGTGCAGTAGAAAGCGACAGTGAACTAAATGACTTCATTAGACAGCCATTAAAGGGCTTTAGAACCACTCAGGGTGTAAATAGAAGTGTAGCAGATATCATTACTGATATGGCCAATGAAGCCCGCGGTAAGACCAAAAAGAACTTGCCAAAAGACTTTGCAATGGCCCCTATAGATCGCTGGAACAAGCTGTTTGAAGGTACTGACTACGAAATAATCCTAATACAAACATATGATGCTCAACCTAATATGTTTGGTAACCTAATGGAATTTGACCATGATACAGTTTAATGTTGACCCATACGATATGCTTATGCAGTTGAATGCCCGTGCTGGCGCCGCTGACAATTATATTAAAGAACTACAACTTAACCAACTGCAATTAAGCAAAATGCTAGAGCAACAAACACAGTTAATTAAACAACTTCAACAAAACGAAGGTGTGCTTAGTGAAGCTGTAGGTACTTGTTTGTTACAGCAACAAGACATTTTAAAGAAATAATCACCGCTTTTCTAAGCATATTCTTGTATTCTAAGTAAATACAAGATGGCCACAATAATAGACAGCGGCAAAGTAGTCGCGACTCCACCAAACAATCAACAACCAGAATGCACACATGAGCACGACTGCGAATGTGTGATTTCTGCTGAGGCGCCACAAGGGCAAGAATATCCTAAATGGGAATACAAGTCCCGTCAACAGCCAAAATGGGGCACAGTTACTAAGGACGGCTTAGTTGTTGGGAGAGGGGCTACCAAGCGGGTAGTTCCTCCTGATGAAGTATGGAAGCTGGCCGCAATGGGCTGTACCCTAGAAGAGATGGCAGACTGGTTCCAAGTCAAGCCAGATACCCTAAAATACAACTTTGCGGATTATATTGCAAAAGGCCGTGCAGAACTTAAACGCAGATTACGAGCCGCTCAGCTTAAAGTAGCCATGGGCGGTAATGCTACATTGTTAATTTGGCTGGGCAAAAATATCTTGGGACAATCCGACAATCCCCAGGATTCATCCGCAAACCAACCTTTACCTTGGAGCGATGGTGAACTATAATGCCTACAACTAATGAGCGTGTTGCAGTACTAGAAACAAAGATGGATGGTGTCACAGAGAAGATAGATGATCTTCGTGATACACTTACCGAAAGCCACAATAAACTAATCGACCAACTGAACCATGTTCGCGAAGAAAATTCTAAAGAACATGCTAGAGTCATGGCTCTTCTAGATGATCTAAAAGATTTTAAAAACAAATGGGTATGGGTTGGAGGCGCTGCCTTGACCATGCTCAGCTTGATCTTTGGCCATTTAGAAACTATTATCAAGATCATAACTCATTAATGGCATTAAGCGTACCACAACAAACTATCGCGGATGATGACCATAGGTTTAAGGTTGTTGTGGCTGGGCGGCGCTTTGGTAAGACCCATTTGGCAATAAGAGAACTTTGTTTCCATGCTAGAGTCCCAGATCAGGAAGTATGGTATGTAGCACCTACTTACAAGCAGGCCAAGATGATTGTCTGGCGCAAACTGAAACAAAAGCTACAAGACCTACGCTGGGTCCGCAAAGCAAACGAATCCGAATTAAGTATCATTCTCAAGAATGGATCAACCATTGCCCTTAAGGGCGCAGACAATGAAGATAGCCTTCGTGGTGTAGGCTTGGATTATCTAATAATGGACGAGTTTGCTGATGTAGATCCAGAAGCATTCTTCGAAGTCTTGCGACCCACCCTTGCTGACCGCGAGGGTAAAGCCATGTTTATTGGTACTCCTAAAGGTATTGCCAACTGGGCTTATGAACTATATCAAATGGAACAGGAGTATCCCAGTGCTTGGAAATCATTTAGTTACACAACTATCGAAGGCGGCAATGTCACTAAAGAAGAAGTTGATGCGGCTATGCGAGATCTTGATGAACGCCAGTTTAGACAAGAGTTTATGGCTACATTCGAAACCTATGCTGGCAGAATCTATTATGCTTTTGACCGCAATGGCAATTGTTTTAACGACATACCGGATGTAGATACCTCAATGCTGTACATAGGCATGGACTTTAACATTGATCCTATGTCAGCAGTTGTTGCCATTAGGAGAGGAGACGATTTATATGTCATTGATGAACTCAGGATCTTTGGATCTAACACCCAAGAGATGTGTGACGAACTTAAAAGCCGGTATCCGCGTAGTAAGATCTTTGTGTATCCTGACCCAGCCGCAAGGCAAAGAAAGACAAGTGCTGGAGGAGCCACTGACCTTACCATCCTCGCGAACGCCGGCTTTGTTGTTAAGGCCCCCAATAGCCACACTCAAGTAAGAGATCGTATCAATGCTGTCAATGCCAGACTAGGCAGTTCTGACGGTAAAAGACACCTATATATTGCAAATTCGTGTAAATACACGATAGAATCATTAGAACGCCATACCTATAAGGAAGGCACAACACAGCCGGATAAAGACAGCGGCTATGACCACATGAATGACGCACTGGGTTATTTGGTCGATTATTTGTTCCCAGTGCGTAGAGATTTAGACATGATGCCGTTTGTGCCTCAAAGATTTGGCCACCAAGTTGCACATAAAGGCCCCACAATTCAAGGAATGAGAGTATGAGTACAATTCAAATAGTTGACGAACAGCTGGGGCGAATTGCCTCCCCCAACCGTTTTTACAACTACAATCGCGCAAACTGGCGCTTTTTATTAGTCAGCTATATGGGTGGCGAAGATTACAAGCGTTACCAATTGCTTACTCGTTACCAATTAGAAACAGACAGCGAATACGGCCAACGCCTAGACCAAACACCCTTGCATAACCATTGCAAAAGCGTGATTAATGTTTATAATTCATTCTTATTCCAAGAAGCCCCAGAGCGTGATCTAGGCAACTTAGATGGTATGCCAGAAGTAGAAGATTTCCTTGATGATGCGGACCTAGATGGCCGCACATTGGATCACTTTATGAAAGAAGTCAGTACATGGGCCAGCGTGTTTGGCCACTGCTGGATCATGGTAGCCAAGCCTGATGTAGGTGCTATTACCAAAGCTGATGAGATGGCTGTGGGTGTTCGTCCTTATGTGTCAATCCTAAGCCCATTAGTTGTTATTGACTGGCGCTGGGAGCGTGCCGCTAGTGGTAAACACGAATTAGTCTATGTAAAATATGTAGAAGAAATCAACGGTAGTGTCCAAACTATTAAAGAATGGACACCAGAGACTATTACTACGCATGAGATTAATTACGACACTCGCGAAGAACTTGCTCAAAATATAGAACCAAATGGCCTAGGATTCATTCCTATGATTTGTGTGTATAGTCAGCGTAGTATTGTTCGCGGATTTGGTACAAGCGATATTCAAGACATTGCCAAAACTCAACAATTCATTTATAACCAATTAAGTGAAGTCGAACAAGCCGTTAGACTTGACAACCATCCTAGCCTAGTTAAGACAAATGAAACACAAGCATCAAGTGGTGCAGGTTCCATTATTGCTATGCCAGAAAATTTAGATTCAGGTTTGAAACCTTACCTTCTTGAAACTAATAGCGCACAGATTTCTAGCATTTACCAAGCTATTGACCATAGTGTTGCCGCTATTGACCTAATGGCTAACACAGGTTCAGTTCGTGCTACTGCCGCTAAATTGTTATCAGGTGTTGCAATGCAAACTGAATTCCAATTGCTCAATGCCAAATTAGCTGAAAAGGCTAAGAACTTAGAGCTAGCTGAAGAAGCTATGTGGGATATCTTTGCCAAGTATCAAGGTTTAAATGAGTTCACTGGTGAAATTCGTTACCAAGACGGTTATGGCATCCAGGACAAACAATCAGAATATACAAAACTGCAAGTTGCCAAGGTTGCCGCTACCAGCCCACAAGTCCTGGCACTCATTGACCAAAAATTAATGCAATTACTCTGCGAAGATTTATCTATTGAAGAAGCAGGTCCAGGTAATCCTTTCTTAAATGAAGATATGTATACCCAACAACCACAACCTGCGGTTACTGAACCTAGTGCCGCTGGTCCTGTTAGCATTGATGCTAACGGTAAAACAACACCAATAACACCAAGGCCGGGAGCGAATCCGTCTTTACCTAACACATATCAGCGTAAGACCTTAACAATGAGACCATTATGAAGATAGATCCTAAACAAGTACAACAAACAATAGATTTACTCTATACTGCCTTTGGTAATAACTTTACCTATTACCTAAAGACGCACAATTTCCATTGGACTGTGATGGGCAAGGACTTTCCTCAATATCACAAGATGTTAGAGCACATATACGAAGATGCTCAAGAAGCTATTGACGACTATGCAGAACAACTGCGCCGATTAGGTGTTTTCCCAAAAGGAGACTACCGCGATATTATGAATGGCACCCAACTTGAGGATCCTCCTGAATCTATTACAGATCCAATGGTTATTTTTCAATCAATCGATAGTGACCTTGATATTCTTGTTAATACTTTACAAGATGCCGCTTACCTAGCTGGATGCATAGGTGAATACGGCCTACAGAACTTCTTGGGCGATCGCATCAACGAACACCGCAAGACACAATGGATGGTAGATGCTATCCTTGGTGAACAAAGTGACCTTACTGGCACAGATATAGAACCTTTGGAGATGGAAAATGGCGATGAAACCGCAAGTTAATTCAGCACCAAAGTTCAATTATGGTAAGCAAGGCACAGCAGGCAAACCCGTAGGCAAACCATTTAACGAAACTAACCTAAAGAATCCTAGCCAACCAATCCGTGGTGTGCGTGGCGAACAAATGCCAGCCAAGGCTCCACAAGGCAATGAAAGCTATGGCCCTAACAATGATAGGCTTTATACAGCATTACAAAGTGCTCAACCGGGCCGTATGAACTTTCCCGGCCGTGTAATTCAACCAACCAAAGATGTTAAACAGAATGTTTCAACCAACCCCCTTAAATGGGATAAAAAGAGAGGAAAATAATATGTTACCAAACGGAAACCAACCAAATCCAAATCCATTACAACATGGCAATCGCAAGATTCCTAATGATCCTTGCTTGAATTTGCCTAAGGGTAAGTGATGCCATGCCAGTACACAAAGCAACGACTAGTTCAGGAAAGTCCGGTTATCAATGGGGTACAACTGGTAAGGTATACACAGGTGCTGGAGCTCAAGCTAAAGCAGCCGCTCAAGGCCGTGCTGCCTATGCCAACGGATACAAAGGTGCCGCTAATAAACCAATGCGTAACACCGGACGAGGTAGATAAACACCTGTAATTGTACCCAATAAAGGTATATTACATAAATATTAAACCAACAGTACGGGTGTGCTGTTAATACAATTTACTCTTTAAGGAGGCGCGAGTCCACGATGAACTCTTCAAATAATCAATCGGCTTTAGACCTAGGAACTGATCCTACATTTACTAATGAAAATCAGGCACAAACTGAAACAAAATCTTATACTCAACAGGAAGTTGACAACATGATGGCTCGCATGAAAGGGTCATTAGAAAAGAAACTACTTAAACCTTACCAAGAGTTAGGTGATCCTGAAGAACTACGCTCATTAAAAGCAGAAGCGGAACAACGCCGTACAGCTGAACAAATGAAGCGCGGTGAGTTTGAAAAGACTCTACAAGAATTGGCTCAGAAAAAGGATGCAGAAATCCAAAAAAGAGACTCTGTCATCAAAGAATATAAGGTCAATACGCCGTTGGTAAGCGCCGCAGCCAAATACCGTGCTGTTAATGCAGATCAAGTCAAGGCACTATTAGCCAATAATGTTCGTTTGAATAATGACGGAGAAGTTGAAGTGGTAGATTCCCGTGGTACTGTTAGATACAGTGATTCAGGAGAACCGCTAGGAGTAGAAGATTTAGTGCGCGAATTTCTCGATTCGAATCCGCATTTTGTTAGTCCAACTCCAACAACGACAAACGCGAGATCCAATGTGGACCAGGGAGCTTCTGGACCCATTGATATCACAAAGTTAGACCTCAAATTAGCAAGCCATCGTCAGATATATGCTAAAGAGATGGCCCGACGAAAAAATTAAATTAAAGGAACATTAAAATGTCATATCCATCAAATACAAATACCTCGCTTAATAGTGAATTATTTGCAAACCTGGTTACTCAGGCTCAATACCAAGCGTACGAGACAAGCGTAGCTCGTCAACTAGTAACAGTTTTTGACGCTCCAATCCACACTGGTAAGAACTTACAAGTTCCAGTATGGGATCGTGTTGTTGCTGACCTAATTGCTGATGAAGCAGGAAGTACAGCTAAACAAACAAACACAAACGCCGCTACAATCACATTGGGCGAGCATGTTGTGTATCACCAAATCACTGATATGATCCGTGACAGCGCATACAGCGATGTATTCGCACAGATCGGTGACCAATCAGGTCGTGCTATTGCTGAGTCATTAGACAAGCAAGTGTTCAGCCAGTTTGCATCATTAAATTACTATGATGACCTAGGCGGTTCAGGACACGAATTAGTTGTTGCTGACATTTTGAAAGCAGCCGCTACATTGCGTCAAGCTCGTTTGACAGGTCCTTTCTATGCTGTAGTAAGCCCAGCGGCTGCTTACAACTTGAAGAAGAACCTAACTGCAACTATTCCTTACGCTGGTGCAACTGGCTTGATTAATCCAAGTGACTTAGGTAACGATGTATTGCGTGGTTTCTACATTGGCACAGTTGCTGGTGTTGAGATTTACGAAAGTGCTTTAGTTGCTACTAGTGGTACAGATAGTATTAACGCTGTATTTGCTAAGACAGCATTTGGTCACGCTATGCGTGGTTCAATTGACATGAACACATTGTATTTGCCAGCGGCTCGTGCTACTGATGTAGTATTGAAAGCTGTTGCAGGTGCTACAACATTGAATGTACTACATGGTGTTCGTATCACTGCTGACAACCAAATCAACTAATAGGCAACGAGATGGCCTTCATAACTGACAATTCCAGTAATGTAATCAGCTTCGCTGAGTATCAGGATGTTCTTGATGCTGACCAGCGATTGTTTGAAAACAACGAAGGCCTCACGGATGATGTCATAGAGGAGCTTTTAATCAAAGCAACAGGACGCATTCTAACGCAAATCAAGTATTCAGACTGGTGGAGAGATTTATACCTAGCTACCACTCTGAATCCTAGTTTCGTTAATGCTGATGATGTTCCAGATGTTAATCCCAAACTTATCATAGCAAGACAAACAGACTTTATTGATTTGTGTGTGTTCTATGCAATGTATTATTATATCCTACCTAAGATCGCTGATTTTAGCAAAGAAGATAATGCAGAGCGTCATAAGATTGGTTTCTATCAAGCAAAGTATCAATTACTGTTTACTGAGTTAATCAATAACGGAGATTGGTATGATGTTAATGCAGATGGAAATGTTGCCAAGACTGAAAAGCGTCCAGGTAATTTTAGACTTCATAGAGTAAGATGAGAACAGCTATTGTTAACTATTTGAATCTCAATAAAAGGAGTCTAACTCCTGCTATTGTCGCGGAGCACCTTCCGTATTCAACCGATGGTAATCCCATTTACTTTAAGAATAAGAAACATATCTATGTTGATGTTGATCAAGTTAACCAAGAAACTGCGTTAAACGCATTAGATGGTAGCGGAGCAACCAATGAACATACTAATATCCGTGCGTTCTTAATTACTGATGCAAAACAGCCGATTCCAAATTATGAAACTATTGTGCAGACCATAAAAGATGCAAGACTTACACCTGAATTGAATAACCAAGCTGTTATTCAGAGACTGTGTGATGTTAGAACACATTTTATGGAAGATGCATTAGTTACAGAGTTTGAGTTTCATTTCGTAAAATTAATACCACTATAAGGAAAAAAAATGAGTTATATTAATCCAGGTCCTGGTAGTGCTAGTCAGATAACATTGAAAATCGATGTGTCTACAGGCACTACAACACTAGGGGGATCACCATTAAGTATCCCAGCACTTATGGATATGACTGTAAAGAATGCTAATGATGTCCATGTTTGGTCACAATTAGATGCTTCAGCCAAACTCCAAGTACCAACCACTGCAACTAACGAAGTAACAATGAACTTAGTTGTAGACCCAGCTACTTTCTTCGGAACAACTGTGGGTTCAGTTCAGACTGACACAGTAGCCGCTCAAGGTATTATGGGCTTAAGCCGTAACAAGGTTAAAATTGCATTCCAAATCAAAGTGCAAGACTTGACCAGTACGACTAACGACTACTTGATCTTAGGTCAAGGCTATATCACTGGTTTGTCACCAACTATTTCTGCTACAGCACCTGTATGGGTAACACCATGCAATATCGCTGTTGTAGGCGAGTACACCGTGACACAAACTGGCGGTACAGTAAGTTAATCTGTTTTAGATTGCAAGATAAGGGCTTTTATAGCCCTTATTTTGTTTCTACAATAAATATGAATGAGGAGAAGATTTATGGATGTCTTAGATACCAAGACGGAAAAGGATTTACTGGATACTTTAATTCCAGAGATAGCCAAGGCAGCCAATGAGTTGCGTTGCGCTAAAAAAGATTTAGAAAAAGTTAACGGTAGGATATCATTCCTACTAGTGTTAGCAAATGAATTGATTAATAGACAGGAGATTAAAAGATGAAATTATCACAACTAGCGGCAAAACCCCAACTGATTAAATTAGAAATTACCGATGAGGCTATTGTAGCTGAATACGGCAATGGAGAACCTATTGAGTTCTGGACTTGGGATCGCCAACCATTGCATACATTTATGAAATTAGCCGCCACACAAGGCGAAGATAATAGCGAAATGATTAATGTTGTTCGCAGACTCATACTTGATGACAATGGTAAAGAAATTATTACGGATGATGTAAGTCTTCCAGCTCCTGTCATGATGAAAGCAGTAACATTAATTGTAGGCCGTTTGGGAAAGTAATTGGCGGGGAGTTGAATTGGGATGACAAAGAGGTTATGCTAGCAATTACGCTGGATAACCTTGCCCATAGATACAATTGCCTTCCAAGTTATGCATTAGATAATGCTACAACTTTAGATTTGTATGTTCTTGATGTTAGTAGTCGTTGGAACAAACATCAAAATGAGCGAGCAAATGGGGAGGCAAGTTCAGCTTCCCGCCCAAATGAAGCAGAAATGTTGAAAATGCTTGAACGAGCAAAGAATGACAAATAGGAGCTAATATGAGTTTTAAATTCGATTTAGATGTAACACTAATTGATCGGAAATTACAAGGATTAAAACAATTAGTCCCTCAAATTATGCCTTCTACTTTTCAATATTTTAAACAAATTACACCTAAAGATACTGGAAATGCCCGAAGTCAAACAACTTTATCCGGCAATGTAATTAATGCAAATTATCCATATGCCAAAGTATTAGATAATGGTCGTGTATTTTCTAATGGTAGAATGCGAGGAAGTAAGCAAGCTCCATACGGTATGTCGGAACCTACAAAACAATTCTTCATGAAGAACTTAGCTAAAGCATTAGCACAAAGGATAATGGGAGCAAAATAAGATGGCAGATTTAAATTTTACCTTAGGTGGTGATGCTAGTGACCTGAATAAGGCACTTGATGAAGCACGATCTCGTTTAGGAGAATTAGGTAAACAAACCATTGGAACACAACAGATGTTCCAAAACTTAAATGGTTCAGCAACAACTGCCATGAAAGGTATTGCACAGGAATCTAAAAAAGCCAAAGATGCTTTTGATGATTTAGACAAAGGTGTTTCTCAGTTAAAGAACCAATTAGTAAGTTTATATGCTGCCAAACAATTATTAAATTGGATGGATTGGGCAAATAATATTACTATGACTGCCCGTGCTATTAATTTTACAACAAGTGAATTAGTAGCTTTCCAAGCAGCCACAATGCAAGCAGGTGGAACAGCACAGGCCGCTAGCCGCGGTATTGAAATGTTCTATATGAAACTTGACCAAGCCCGTCAAGGCGGCCTTGCTCAACAATATGCTTTTGAACGCATTGGAATTAGCTTAAAAGATCTTAAAGATAAAGATGATCCAACTTTATTCAAAGAAACATTAAATGCTCTAGCGGCATTACCACCTAGTGCTGAGCGTAACCGTATTGAAGTTGAATTATTATCTAGAAGTTTCCGCGGTATTCCATTAACTGAAGTTGCTAAACAATTTGAACAGACTAAAGATAAGTTTGATGAATTTGGTCCTGTATTAGATGATGCTGGTAAAGCATATCGTTCATTAATGCAAGATCTACAGAATTTTAAAATTGCTGTATTGAGTGTATTCCAACCAATCTTTAAAGCAATGGGCGATGCAACTGTTAGTGTTCAAGAATTCCAAAGAATTTTTAAAGATGTTGTTGCTACTATTGCTGCCGTAATTGCATTTAATTTTGCCGCTAAGATTGTTGCTTATGGTGTAGCTTTTGTTGAAATGGCAACTGCTGTTAGAGCTGCCGCTATTGCACTTAAAGAATTTAGTATTGCAGAAGCAATTGCGGCCAATGCTACCGGACTAGGTGCATTGCTTAACCTTGTACTTAAAGTTGTAGCCGGCTTGGCTGTATTTTTTGGTGTTGAAGCCGCGATGAATAAAATTATCGAAGATAGCACCAAAGCCAACCAAGCCCGTAATGAAGAAGCTAAGAAAGAAGTTGACCTAAATAATAAACGATCAACTAGCGGACAAGAAGTCTATACTCAATATGCCCATATGAATGAGGCTATCAAAGAGCAAACAAGACTATTCAAAGAAAATATCCAAAGACAAATTGATGATTTAAAAGCCAAAGATTCAACAGCTGGCATGAGCAATGAAGCTAAAGCTAAAATGGATGAAGAGCTTCGTGTTCGTGATGAATTTGCTAAAAAGATAGGCGAATTACAGGCCAAATTAAAAGAAGCTCAAGCCGCCCGTCCAGAAACCGATGCATACTATACTCAAGGAACTTTAAAGAAAGCTATTGCTGATTTAACTGCCGCCCAAAAAGGGTATACTACTGCCGCAGGAGAAGCTGCCGCAATGAAGGCTAAAAATAATGATGCTGATCAAATGGCATTATTGTTAAAAGAAGACCAAATCAAAATCCAAAAGACACTTGCTGATATTCAAATTAATATTGATGAAATGACAATGTCTAGTGATCAAAAGAAAATTGCCAATGTACAAAAACAAACTAATGAATACATTAAATTGGCAACTGAAAAGCGTCGTGCTCAATTAGGTTCTCAAACTACAGATGATGATTTAAAAGCAGATAAGGTACTACAAGATACTATCAAAGGTATCAAAGAAAAACAAGAAGTTGTACTCGAAGCAACCAAATCTGAAATTGAAGCAAGTAGAGATTGGAGCAATGGTTGGAAATTGGCGTTTAATCAATATAAACAAGATGCACAAGATGGTGCTAGTACTGCCAAAAAACTATTCGATGATGCAACCAAAGGCATGGAAGATGTAATTGTTAATTTTGCCAAGACAGGTAAACTAAGTTTTGACCAATTATTACAAAGTATAGCAGAAGATATCCTACGCAGTCAAATCAAACAGCTATTTGCCAATTTATTCTCAGCAGGTGGTATGACTGGTGGCACACAAGGCGGCGGCAGTTTGTTTGGTGGGTTAGGAAAATTGCTTGGATTTGCCGATGGTGGTGTTATCCCAACTAATAATCCTGTACTTGTTGGCGAGCGCGGTCCTGAAATTATTAGTGGAGCCGCTGGTAAAACAGTAACTCCAAATGGTGCTATGGGAACTAATGTGACATACAATATTAATGCTGTTGATGCTCGTAGTTTCCAACAGATGGTTGCTCAAGACCCTAGCTTCATTTATGCAGTAACATTGCGCGGACAAAATATGATTCCGGGCGGAGGATTTAGATAATGAGTTTCCAATGGATTATAGACAATGCTGAAGATATTCAGATTAATAAACGCGGCGTTGTCGCAACAACAATAGCACGAGATCAAACAGTTCGTTCATTAAGTCGCGGCGGAGTTATTTGGCGTTTTACAGTAACCCCAAGCAGTGGATTAAGATACAATGATACTAGTGTTAGAAGCTATATTGAAACAATAGATAACTTAGATAGACTAACTGCATTTTACGCAAATTTTAGTCATTTTAGTTTATTTGCTTACCAAGGTACAGTTGCACCAACAACAATGACTGTTACTCAAGGCTCTAACCTAGCAACTGTTAGTGGTGGTAGTGGAACCAAATTAAAAAGCGGTGATATTGTACAGTTAACTGGACAACCTAGGGTTTATTCTGTATACGGTGATGTGACTGCTACCAATGCAGTACTAAATCGTCCTGTATTAGAAGCTAGTGGCACTTATAGTCTTACTGTAGGATCTGCTTGTTCATTTAAATTAATCTGTATTCAAATTCCTGATTATAAAATTACTCCAGGTAATATTATTCAATGGACTGGCCCATTTGTATTTGTTGAGAGTTTACTATGACCACAGCTTTAAATTTAAGCGGATATCAAAGCCTACAACAAGCAACATTTGTACGCATTGTGTTTACAGAAAGCGGCAGTCAAATTATTGTGCGTTTTAGTAATCACAATACACCTGTGACCATTAGAGAAAGTGATGGTAATAATTATGTTTATCCTGCTGTAGGTACTCTAATGGGTATTACACAAATGGCCAATGAACTTAAATCAAGTCAAGCCGATGTGGTTATTACTCTAAGTGGTATTCCTAACCAATATATGGCAGATATTGTTAAAAGTCCTATCAAGGCGGCACCTGTAGAAATTCGCCGTGCGTTTTTTGATAGTGTAGGTAATTTATTAAACATTACTGGTAATCCATTGCTTGAATTTGTTGGAGTAGTTAACAATTTTAGTATTGATGAACAATGGAATGATCAAAAGACTCAATCAGTTACAACAACTATTGCATTAAGTTGCGCTAGTACATTAGCAGTATTGAACAAACAAGAAAGTGGCCGTAGAACTAATCAAGCGGATGAAAACTATTGGTTTCCCGGAGATAATGCGTTTAGTCGTGTGGCCATGTTACAAGATGCTGTATTTGATTTTGGTGGTATAACTCCAACAGCGGCAATTAATCCTGTGGTTGCACAAACAATGAGTCAATAAGATTTAAGGATAATATATGGGTTGGTTAGATGCTATAGGTGGAATGTTTGAATGGGCTAGTGGCTCTGGTGTTTTCCAAAGTCTAGTCCGTGTAGCCGCGGCTTTTGGTCTGATGCGTTGGGTATCGGGTAGCCAACAACCTCCAAGTTCTGGAACTACAAGTGTTGTCAGCAATCGTATACAAGTTCCGCCAGCAACAGATAATAAAATTCCAGTTGCTTATGGTAAAAGTTATTTTAATGGTACAATTATAGATGTACAATTAACCAATAACAATAAATCAATGTACGCGGCAATTGTTTTATGCGAAACAACAGGTAACTTATTAAGTACAGGCTCCGCAAGTAGTATTACTATTGATAATATCTATCTAGACAATAAAAAAATTACATTTAAATCAGATGGTACAACTGTTGATTATGTCACAGATGATACTGGTGTTGTAGATACAAATCCAAGCGGCCTAATGGGCATTTACCTTTATAAGGGTGGAAGTGCTTATCCAATGTTGCCATGCCAACCAGGCACTACTACTCCTATTACTGGTACAGTTCCTAATGCGGCTTATACTATTATGCCCGGCTGGGATAATACCTATAATGCTAATAATACCATCTTTGCTATTGTTAAATTAAATTATGACCAAAGTAAAGGTCAGCATAATATTCCAAATTTAAAATTCCATGTATGTAATACAATGACTTTACCTGGCGATTGCTTGTATGATTATATGACCAATGGATTATATGGCGCAAATATTCCATCAGGACTTATTAATACTTCAAGTGTTAGTGCATTGAATACCTATAGTGCCCAAAGTGTAACATATAGTCCTTATTCAGCACAACAACGCTATACAATTAATGGTTTAATTAGTACTAGCCAAAAAGTCTTAACCAATATGGATCTAATTGCGGCATCAGCGGCAAGTTATATTACATATGATATTAGTAGTGGACAATGGGCTGTACTTATCCAAAAAGTAACAGCCCAATCATTTACATTTAATGATAGCAATATCCTTGGACAAGTCAATGCAACTGGAACTGCTTTAGATACTTTTTATAATAGTGTTGAAGTTCAATTTCCTTATGCTTATTTGCGTGATCAAAGCAATTATGTGCGAGCAGATTTATCTACCGCGGCATTGGATTACAACGAACCAATTAATGTTCTCAAAGTACAATACGGCCTAATTAATAATGTGGTACAGGCCACAATCATTGCCAATATTTTATTGCGACAAAGCCGAGAAGATTTAGTTGTCGTATTCAAAACCGATTTTTCTAGTTATAATCTTCAAGTGGGAGATGTATTTGGCTTAACCAATGGAACTTATGGATTTACCAATAAACCATTCCGTGTAATTAAATTAGTCAAAACCGAAAGTGAAACTGGTGAACTAACAATAGAAGTTACTGGCCTAGCTTATGATGATAATGTCTATACAGTTAGCAATATAAGTTCATTTATTCCTACAATAGGCCCGGGTTATAGTATTCCCAATTTAGGTGCTATTGCTACTCCTATTGCTCCAACATTAACCAGTTCAACTATCAGTAGCCAACCTAGTATTACTGTTACTGCAACTATTCCAACAGGTGTTGTTACTGATATGGAGTTTTGGGCATCTAGTGATGGTACTGTTTATAAATTCCAAGGCAGTACTCGAAATCCAAACTCAGGACCATTTACCAGCGGAACTACAACTCAATTCAAAACAATTGAATTACAAACAGCCACTTGGTATTTTAAAGTTCGTGCGGCCAATAGCCAAGGTACAAGTGCATTTAGTCCAGCAAGTGCAGGCCTGGCCTATACTTACATACAGGCTCCTGATGTACTTCCGTATAGTGCGCCAGTTGTTGATAGTGCAGGTAACAGTTTAACAAGTGGTACTGGTGCTAAATTAGCATTAGGTGCCTTGGCATTTTATGTTGCTGGCAAGATCAATTGGGGTGATATCGCTAGTAAAACAGCAGATGAACTAGCCAGCTTATTTGGTATTAGTCCAGATACTGTAACACAAGTTAAAAGTGCTGTTAATAGTGTATTCAATGGAAGTGTAAGTGGTGGTACTGGTATTAGTGTTAGCAATGCCGGTGTTGTTAGTATTAATGCCAGTATAGATGCTTTAAATGATGTTGATACATCAACAACTGCACCAACAACAAATCAATGTTTAATTTGGAATGGTGTTAATTGGGTTCCGGGAGATTGTGGTACAGGTACAGGTGGAGGAGGAACTGGCGGCGGTGCCACTCCATGTTTCTTAACCCCTGTGAATTATTATCCTACAGTTAGAAGTACATATCCTGATCCATTATACGATTATAAAACCGATGCCGATAATGCTCCAATAAGTGGAAATTATTCTATTAGATTTAGTGCAGATTATGCGGCATTGAGTAAAGGCTCTGGAACTGCTTCTTTATATAAAAGTGATGGTACATTAGCAGGCACAGTAGCCGCCAGTGCAGCCATTATTGATAAAAATATTGTATCATTGCCATTCTCTACTAGAGATCTTGGTGTTGATTATTATATTTTAATGCCAGCTGGTTTCGTTACTAATAATGGATGTTTGAGTCCTGCTATTTTAAGTCCTACAACTTGGAAATTCCATACAGGTACAGCATCTGCTTATTCCGTTGCCGGTGATCCAATTAAAGTTGCATTGAGTACTTGTTCAAGTAGTGCTGTAACTTTATCAAAATATATCACAGAAACATTACCAAATGTTGCTGAGACAACTCCGCATTCCAAAGTCTATATACAGTCCAACATAGGATTGGTATATAATGAAGCAGTAGTATTACAAACAACAGGCACAATTACTATTCAGACTACTGGTGGTTCTTTGTTCCAAACAATTGATTTAAGTAAAAACTTTTCAAATGCTCATACAAGCGAACTTGCATGGGTCAGCGGAAATACCTTATGGATAAATGTCACTAAAGATTTTGATCCAGGTATTAATTATTGTTTAAAGATGACCAGTAATTGTGTTAAAGATGTTTGTGGAATAAATGGTAACACACAAATAGCTAATACAACTACAGTTGCTTGGATTACTGATAATAATGGATCTACTCCTTCGACTAATACTGGAGGTGGTGGTACTACCGTAGTAGCAAGTTATGATAGAGCTGTTACAAGAGGAACTGGATCTGCTAATATAGTAAGTAATGGATCTACCGTAGGTACTATTCCAGCGTTATCACCAAATATTTCTTTATCAACTCAGGATGCTTAACAGATGTCAATTAGATTAAACGGAGCTTTTTTAACAAGTACAAGTACAATTACTTGTTCAGCAAGAAGATTAGGTAATTTATCCGGCCAATTATTATCAACAACAACATTTAATGCTTCCAATTTTCTTGGTATAACACCGCAGACTACTGCCAATTTTGTTATGACTGATTTAGGTATAACTTATACTAAAAATACAAGTTATAATATAAATTTACCTAGTGGATTTTTTAAAGATAGCGATGGAAATGCACTTGCATCTAGTTCATTATCTTTTGTTACACCAACTTTAGGACCTACTTATAATTCAGGTAATCCAACTCCTGGACAAACTAACTTTGGTAATACTAATGTTGTTTTGTCATTTAATAGACAAATTTTACAAGGAACTTCAGGTACTTTAAAACTTTATAACGGTTCTGGACTTGTTGTTAGTATTAATGCTACTGATACTACAAATGTCATAATAAGCGGTACTAATTGTACTATAAATTTAATTACATATCTTCGAGATAATACAAGTTATTATATAACTATCGATTCTGGATTTGTACAGGACAATTTAGGATTACCATGTGAAGCGGTAACTGCTAATAATATAATTTATTTTACAACTGGACCTTATTATACTTTTAGTCCTAATCCTGCAACATTATTTTATAATGAAGATACTACAGAAATAATTACACCGACTGTACAAATTTTAGATTATTCATATTCGGATAGTACTGGATATACAGTTACCATTACTCCAAGCGATGTACAAGGTATTTTATCTATGTCTAGTACAGGCGGTGCTACCAGTTCATTTAATAATACTAGTAAAGTTTTAACTTTAACTGGAACACGAGCACAGATTAATGCTAATTTAAAAAATATTACATTAATTCCCGGAGGTGATATAAGGATTAATTACACACTAACTTATCAATTAACTACTCCTAGATTAGTTGTTATTAGTAGAACACAAACAGTTCAATTTGGTTCTATTACTCAAAATACTAATTGTCCATCAACATATACTGCCTTTAATTATATGACAACATCTTCAGTATTTTCTGCAAATGATCCTATGATTACTGATCCTGATCCTACAGGTACTCAATTTACTGTTGTATTAACATCTAGTAATAGCGGAATGTTTAGTACTACAAATTTAACACCAAGAAACCCAATAACACTTACTGGAACTAAATCAGAAATTAACACATTATTTCGTTCTAATGGATTAAATTATCATGGATCGCCGGGGGCTACTTCGGACACTTGGACTTATGTTCAAACTAAAAGTACAGATACAAGTGAATCTACATTAACAAATATTACTATTTCTGTATCATTAATTAGTAATAGCGGAGTACAACATGGAGAGATTTTAAATACATGGAATTATACCGGCCCGGGCACTTATACCTTAATTTTACCATTTGATTCATATTATTATAATTTGTTTAATGTAGAATTAGTCGGTGGTGGCGGCGGCGGTGCGGCTGCTTTGGCTGGAACTCTTGGTCAAGGTAATGCTAATGTTGGAGGCGGTGGCGGTGGCGGTTATCTTTATCATGAAAATGTTTCTTTGCCCGGGCAAGGATTAGGTGTTTATAATCCGCCATCGTTTACATTAACTGTTGGTGCCGGTGGAATTACCGGTGGAGGTGCACAACAATCAGCTACTATGCCAGCATATTCTCCTCCTGCTCCCGGTGCTTATGGTGGAAGTTCAACATTTAGTTATTCATATTATTGGAGTCCGGGAACTAATGGAGGCGATACTTCTTTCCTTGGATATATTGCGTATGGAGGTTCTAGTGCAGGAACTACAGTAAATGCATTGAATAATGGATCTAACAATCAAAATACACCATCTAGTGGTGGCGCAAGCGGAAATTCAGGATTAACTGCTAATAGTGGTACTGATAATCATTATTATAATGCACCGGGTAGTCCAAGCCTTGTAGCAAATTATACCGAAATTTATAATGCACAAAATGGCACAAGCCAACAACCGAATAGTTTAGGAAAAGGTATGGGCGGTGCTGGTGCATTAAATAGTTATACTACTTTTTTACAAGTGAATCCTTCATATAATCATTATAATTTACCTGATGGATGGTTAGGTGGAAGAGGATTTAATAGTAAATTAAATCCACAAGCTATGGTCGGTTGGGGAGGCCAGGGTGGTGGCCCAAGTCAAACTCCTACCGCATTTGTAGGCAATACTATTGATGAAAATTTATTAATAATAACACCAAATAGAACTTCTATTACAGTTAATCCAATTAATATACCATCATATTGGTTTTCTAATTTTCCTATTACAGGTAGAGGAATTAATAATAATACTAATATAGATTTTATTGTTGATTGGAGTACCGATGGAAAATATAGTGTAGATGCTCGAGGAGGAGTTGGCGGAAGAACCTGGGCTAATCTTGGATTTCAAACTAATGATGTAATTAGAATTTCAAATGTTTATCTATCAAATGATGGTGGAAAAGCAGGAATTACTTATCCTCCGGGTGCTACAGATTATGATTGTGTAATAACAATTGGTAATCCCAATGTATTGGCTATAGGTGGATCTTTATATCCCGGTGTTAGTACCTCTGTTAGTGTATCTGGAAAAGTAAGTTATTGGAAATATTCATATTATGGCCGTGGAGGTAATGGTAATGCATTTGCTTCAACATTACCAATGGCTAGAGGTGCTACTTTTCACGCATATTTAAAAAATCCTGCTTATGGTGCAGATTTTTCAGTAGATTTACCATATGATGGCGGGCCGGGGTTTGCTATTATACAAGAAATAAGAAGATGAACCCATTAGCAGAACTTATTACCAAATTTATACAACATCCTCAAGCCAAAGAACGATATGGGGTTTGTTTAATGTGTCCAAAATTTAATCAACACACTGATAAATGCGGAGTATGCGGATGTCTTATGACTGTTAAGACATTCATTCCAATATTCCATTGTCCAGAAAATAAATGGTAAAAAAAACACCCACTAGGTGGGTGTCTAAAATTGGAGAATTTTAATGCCTATTTGTCTATTAGGAAACAAATAAGTGTTAGGGAGATCTCAGAACAGAGAAATAAGGGGTAATGGCTGTAACCCCGGAGAAACTACCGTTTAGGACGGCGTCAGAACATGTAATGCAAAGCCTTGTATTACATTATCTCCCTAACATAATTATTTATCTTGCTTGTTAAAAAAGTGTTTAGAAAAGGCATTTTGTGTGGCCATTTGACCATAGATTAATTCTCCATCTGGACCCACAGTCTTTTTACAATTAGTACAATAAGTACGCCAATGTCTTTCTGGTGTAAAGATTAATTTCTTTTGTATCTTTTGATTAGTTACTACTTCACCACAACCTAATTCGCACACAGCATGGCGTTCTTTTAATCCAACAATAGCATAACCCAAAGTTGGATTGTACATAATTTCTTCTATTTCAATTTCTTCTTCTTCACCAAACTCATTCATTATAATTTGTTTGATTTTTTTAGGCCGTGCTTTACCATGGCCAGTTAATGTTTTTCCATTAGGCCCTATATCAACACCTATATCTTTGACGATAGCGACTTTGTCAATTAACGCTTTTAATTTGTTCGCATCCATCAAGTATTTACGATCGACAAACTTTTTTGACCTTTTATCTGAGTTTTTAGGGTTTTTCTAATGATTTTTTAGGTTTATGGTAAATACTAGTGAGATTCGCGAAATCGATACATAACCCTTAAGGAGATTTTTATGTCAGCCGCAAGTTCATACTTAGAAGTAAAAGTACTTTCACATGTACTAACCGCAACCGCATACACACAACCTAGCGGACGCTATGTTGCTTTATTCAATAACACATCAGGTAATGCATTAGCTAACCTACAAAATGGAACACTTACAGACGAAACAAGTACTTCAGGTACTGGATACGCTCGTCAGGCAGCAACTTTTGCCACACCAACTACAACTGGTTCTGGTCTAACTGCTGTAACAACCAGCGCAACAAACGCAACAATTACCTTTCCAACAGCAACAGCTGATTGGGGAACAATTACTCATATTGCAGTAATGGATGCCGCTACGGCTGGTAATGTATTGTTCTTCGGAGCAGTAACAACAAGCAAATCAATTTTAAGCGGCGACACATTCCAGATTACTTCTGGTAATTTGTCAGTTGCATTAGCTTAATATAAGAAAACCAATTGGGGCCTCGTGCCTTGATGCCACAATAAAAGAATAGTCATAACCCAACCTAGGAGCGAAACATGACAACAAAACCATATGTAGTACTTCGTGGAGAGAAAGGAACACCTTTAACTAGCCAAGAAGGCGATAATAACTTTAGTAATCTACGCGATGCAACGATTACAGTAAACGACGGAACAAATTCCGCAGCCATTGATCTTAATGGCACACTTAATGTTACAGGTGCCAATGGTATTACTGTAACTGTAGATAGTGCAACCAATAGCCTAACCATTGATGGCACCAATTCAGGAGCCACTGGAGCAACTGGTGCTACAGGCGACACAGGACCAACAGGTAGTACTGGAGCAACTGGTGCTACAGGTACACGCGGACCAACTGGAGCAACAGGCGATACAGGTGCTACAGGTAGTACTGGAGCAACTGGTGCCACAGGCGCAACCGGAGCAACAGGCGATACAGGGGCTACTGGCGCAACAGGTGCTACTGGCGCAACAGGTAGTACTGGGGCTACTGGCGCAACAGGTACTCCTGGAACTAATGGCGATACAGGTGCTACTGGCGCAACAGGAGATACAGGACCTACAGGTGCTACTGGCGCAACCGGCGACACAGGACCTACTGGCGCTACTGGTGATACAGGACCTACAGGTGCTACAGGTACAAATGGTACATCAGTTCGTATTGTTGATGCTGTTGCTAATGGTATGGAACTTGCTGGTTATAATACATCAGGTCTACAAATTGGCGATGGTATTATCCAAGAAGATAATGGTCATTTACAAGTATGGACAGGTAGTGGATTCAGTGATGTAGGTCAAATCAAAGGTGACCAAGGTAACATGGGCGCAACAGGTGCCACTGGTGCTACAGGAGATACAGGACCAACAGGAGCAACAGGTAGTACTGGAGCAACTGGTGCTACAGGTGCAACTGGACCAACAGGCGCAACTGGTGATACAGGCGCAACTGGTGATACAGGTACCCCGGGTATAACTGGTGCTACTGGTGATACAGGACCTACTGGTGCTACTGGTGCTACTGGTGATACAGGTCCAACAGGTGATACAGGTACTCCTGGTATGACTGGTGACACTGGTCCTACTGGTGCTACTGGCACAACATACACATTTATTGGTACTTGGTCATCTGCTTCGTATGCTAAAGATACGATTGCTGTAAGTCCAATTGATGGTAACACTTATGTGTCTATTCGTTCAACAGAAAATGTTTATACCGATCCAAGTGCCGCTGGCGATGATTGGGTAATTTACTCATACCGTGGCCAAACTGGACCAACAGGTGCAACTGGCGATACTGGACCTACTGGATCTCCAGGTATGACTGGTGATACTGGACCTACAGGTGCTACTGGTGCTACTGGTGAAAGCTATCAAGCAGTTGTAGCAACTGATGCTCCTTCAGTTTATAACACAAGTTATTTTGAAGGTACATTAGATACTCCAGCAGCCTGGACTAAGGTAATTGTAAGTGGTACAGCATATTGGATGCCATTGTATCAATAAGAAGTAAGTAGGCAATAAAGGGGGAGGGGTAAAACCCTCCCTATCCCGTTCATAAAAGGAAGAATGATGACCAAGCCGGTGATAGTAACTCGCGCAATTAAAGGCGCACCGTTAACTCGAACAGAGTTAGACAACAACTTTAGTAATCTAGACAATGCCTCTATAAACATAGCAGGCGATTCAGGCACCATATCAGGTAGCCTTAATGATACATTCACCATTGCAGGTGGATCAAAGATTGTTACCGAAGTTGTCAACAATCAATTAGTCATAGGACTAACAACAAATTTAGATGGCGGCAATAGTGCTGTCACAACAACCGGCATCGAGGATGGCGGTACTGCTACTGGAAGTGATCCAAGTGGCGAAGATTATAGAGGTCCAACTGGTGCAACTGGTTCTACCGGTGCAACTGGACCTGCTGGTGCAACTGGTGCAACTGGACCTGCTGGTGCAACTGGTGCAATTGGACCAACAGGTACAACAGGTACAACAGGTGCTACAGGTAGTTTTGATTCTACCAGCAGTATAACTTTTAATAATGAAGTTTATATTAATAATGGCGGTGGAGATGAAGGCGGTGAACTACATCTTGCTACTCCATCAACAAATTCTTCTCTTAATAATAAAGTTGCCATTGATGTTTATCAAAATAGATTACGCTTTTTTGAAACAGGTGGCAGTAATAGAGGATTTTATGTAGATCTATCAACAGGTGCTAATAGTGTTGGTACTAATCTTGTAAGCGGTGGTGGTTCACCATATCTTTATGTAGAAAGTGGTACTACTATATATACAGATAGATATAATACAACTGTTTCGGGTTATAATATTAATACACAAAATTCTCCAGATATTTGTAGTAATAATAATACCTTTGGAAATCCTGGATGGACAACAATTTGGTTTGCTGGTGAAACTAATATATCGGGTGCTTCAATAGGTTCAGGAGGTAATCCTCAAGAGTATTCTAATGGGACAACAATTTGGTCTACTAATAGCCAACGAGGTGCTTTTTATCTTCCTGCCGGAAAATATAATTTTAATATTAATATGGAATTATATGCTCAAAATGGAACAGGAGCAATTTATCTTATGTGGAATCCAAATTTTGGTAATGGCGCTGTTGATACAAGTTCGATAGGTTTTGATAGTTCTTCGGCTCATGGAGGAGGTTATTATATTTCTAATATGCCATTATTGCCTGAAGAACCTGTTACAAATAATACAGGTTATGGATATGTTTCCAGAACATTTATAAGAAATATCAATGCCGGTTGGATAGCAATAGGTAATTCATACTCTGGATATTCAGGCGGTTTACGAGGAAAAATTACTGTATTAATTACACAATTAAGTTAAAAGGATAAAACAAAATGACAACAATTAAACTTCGCCGCGACACAGCGGCAAACTGGACCGCAAACAATCCCGTTCTTACCACAGGTGAACCAGGATTAGAAACAGCTACAAAGAAATTAAAATTTGGAGATGGCTCAACTGCTTGGAATAGCCTTGCTTATGCAACTACTGGCGGTACCAGTCCAATTCCTACACAAACAGGTAATAATGGAAAATATTTAACTACTAATGGAACTTCAGCAAGTTGGGGTACAGTATCGATTCCTACTATTTTAAGTGGAAATACTTTAACTGATTACAATGAAGGTACCCCATATGATCTAGGTACAACTAGTGGAACAATAGCACCAGATGCAACCAATGGTAATGTACAAAAAATTATTCTAAATGGTTCTTTGACATTGAATGGATTTTCTAATGCTGTTACAGGACAGACTATAACTTTGATTATTAAACAAGATGGATCTGGTAGTCGTACTATGTCTAGTTCAATGTTATTTGCTGGAGCTAGTAAAACTCTAAGTACAACTGCTAATGCTACTGATATATTGACTGTTTATTATGATGGATCAACTTATTATGCAAGCCTTGGTAAAGGATTTGCATAATGTTAGGTATTGCTAAACTTAATACAATAGGTAAACCGAGAGGTCCTGGACCAGTATTATCTGGTTTGGTTGGGTATGTAAGTACTAATGCTAATACATTAAGTTATCCAACTGGTTCCAAAGATGGTGATTGGATGCTGGTAAATTCATCTGCTGGATATAATAGTAATGGACAAGGTCAATGGGATGCCGATAACAGAGGTTCCGAATATGTTTTTGCCAATACTACCTACACCATGGGATCGAATGCTTGGACTCATAGTAGTGTATGGATTAAAATAACTCAATCAGATTTAGACCGAGGCCCAATAAAATTATGGGCTAACAATCCTAATACTGTTGCTACTGTAATCACCGCACATAGATGGCAAAATTATCCTAATTTACAAGAATTTTATGGTAGTTATTATGCCTTTAACGATTTTGATTATTTGTCATCGACTAATCTAGGAAGAAATTTAATATTCAAATATGATTTTTATAATGATGAAGCTCCGAGTGGACCAGCTCCATCGCATGATTTTCATGATCCAATGAATCTAATACATGTAAGATTATGGGAATCTTACGGTTCGGAAACTTTTAATGGTGTTAGACCCAATTATTCAAGCCAAAGCAATTATAACTGTAATTTCGGATACGCCCGTATGAAGGCATAAGGATTAACAAGTGGATATTACTTATTTTCAATCAGGTTACATAGATGACACATATTTTGTTTATACAGCCGATGCTCAGGCTGAATTAT